CCCGACACCCGTACGCGAGTCGATTTCAAGACATACACTCAGTTTAGTAACAACCAAACCATCCTTGAAGGGTTCGAATATGGGTTTCCGGATCCTTATGGCATCAATATTGGTGCTTGGTTGGATGAATATTTGGGTGATGCTACGCTGGTAAACACGTTGAGGTTTCGTTTAGCCACCCGAGATGCGGTGATGGGTGTTGGATTTACACCCATAGATGGCTACACACCTTTCATCTCTGATTACCTCAAGAACGTCGAAACATTGGAAACTAGGGATGCGTCCCTCATCAAGGGTCGGGAAGTCCCTGTGCGGCAGTACAGCCCCTCTAGGGATGCTTCTGTGGTCTACCTTCATTCCGACGAGAACCCATTCGGGGGGTACGATCGTATAGCAAAAGATTTGAGGGGCAGACCGCAAGAGGAAATACTTGTCCGTGCATATGGTGTTCCGGTCAAAAGCATGACATCTCTCCTTCCTCTTTTCAACACTGAGGTGAATGTTTTGAGTGATGATAAGGAGAACAAGTATGGGATGAAGTTTCCCGATGTGTCCAACAAGGCTAGGTATACAGTTTATCAGGTGGTAGACCCTGCGGGTGCTAGAAACTACGTCTCAATATGGGCTGCTGTGGATGAGAAGGATAATGTTTACATCTGCCGGGAGTGGCCCGATTGGGACACCTATGGGGAATGGGCTGATTTTGGGGATCCTAAATGGAGGTATGGTCCTGCTTCCAAGAAGATAGGGCTAAGTGTCCATGGATATTGTGAGTTGTTTGACGAGGTGGAGGATGAGCTTGGTGTAGAGGTTTTTGAGCGAATCGGCGACTCTAGGTTCTTTGCAAAGGAAAATGAAAACAACGAGGACCTGTTTATGTCCTTCGAGGAGTATGGATTTACATTCGTTCCATCCGATGGCCGGATGGAGGAGGTGGGATTGTCTGCATTGGATGAGTGGTTCAATTATAACCCAAATGAGCCGATTGATGCTGCCAACCGCCCGAGGTGCTACATTCACGAGAGCTGTCGCAATTTGATTGATAGCCTCATCAACTACAACTCAAAGGGGAAAATGGACGAACCCCTGAAGGATTTCTTTGATGTCATCCGCTATTTGAGAATGGCGAATGGTGGAGAAGGTCCTGTCCACGTAACTGCTCTCGACCTGGCCGTCACTCGTCGAGCTATGGGAGGATATTAAATGAAGATAAGACTAAGCGAATTAGCCCGGCAGGGGCATTATCAGTGGGATGAACTATTGGCATTGGCCAAGGAAAAACTGTCCGATGATATGATAACTGGTGTGGGTAAGAACACCTGGATTAGTGAGGAAGGCCAAGACATCCTAGCGGATGCTATTGATGTCCCAGAAGCCACTCCTACCCATTATAAGGGACAGGTTATTAAGGTGGCTCCAAATAAGAATTATGTATATGCTTACATTAGGGAGAAAACCATGAAGGTTCCAGTCCTTGTGCCAAGGAAGTTGGCTCAAAAGCTAGTGGGCAAAACTATTTTGATAGAGGCTATACGGGATGTCATTGGAACGTCTTACAGATACCGAAGAGCGTAGGCTGGATTCGTTGGTTCTATGCCGTAGCTGGCAGTCTGAACAAATCGATCGATTGCTTGGATGGGAGGTCTGGAGGACTTTCGCAACAGGAAATTGGCATGCTGTTATGGATCCCATTGATTTTTGTGATAGAATAGGCGTTAATAAAAATTACACCCAGGTAGTCGTGGATAGAGTCTGCGAGAAAATGAAACACATTTAACATGGAAACAGACTATTCCAAAGCTATTACATATGTTGCAAAGGAGCCGGACATAGAGGCTTTGCGTCAAGCATACCAAACTACCGACACTGAGCTTGAGTCTTATTACCACTTGTGCCGCACGTCCTACGACGATCGCCGCAACTGGTGGCCCGGCAAGAGCCGCGATTTGCGTAAACATGGTGCCGATGCGTTTCCTTGGGATGGTGCATCCGACCTAGAAAGCCATGTCATTGATGAGCGTGTTACTCGTCTAGTATCTTTGTTTATGTCTGCACTCAACCGGGCGAACATCCAAGCTTTCCCTGTTGAGGTGGCCGATGTCCCGAGGGCGAAGGTGGTTAGCAACTTCTTGAAGTGGATGACTACCTCCGGCTATATCCCACGCTTCAAGCGTGAAGCGGAGCTAGCAGCCAACTACTTTTTGGAGCGTGGTGTGATGATCACCTATTGTGGGTGGTTAATGGAAGACCGCACCTTCAAGCAAAAATTTGACATGCAGCGTATAGCTGCTGCTGACCCCAACCTAGCCCAAATGATATTGGATGGCACTCAAGATGATGAGGTGGTCATTCAAATGCAAGCGGTAATCAAGGTGACAAAGGAAAATGCCCGTAAAGCCCTGAAGGACTTGAGGGAGTTTGGAATGGCCGAAGTACCTACGGTGAGGAGGCAGATCAATGCACCTGAAGTAAAGACATTGGCTCCCGATGGTGATTTCATTTTCCCTGCATATGTCACAGATCCCCAACGTGCACCATATTGTTTCTGGCGTACTTACTACACCGCACAAGAGTTGCAAAACAAGGTGATCACAGACGGGTGGGATGAGAATTTCGTGGAACACATAGTCTCTAACTTCTCTGGAGTAAACATAAACTCCTTGGAGAGGGAACAGGAGGGAAGGCGTAGCACATCACTAACTGACGATGCTTACGAGGCCGAGGAACTAGTCGAAATAATACACGGATACCAGAGATTGATCGATGAGGCCGACGGGTCAGAAGGGATCTATGAGACAGTGTTCCACGAATCTTTTTCGGGCGATAAGGGCTTGGGCATACCCGGTTATGCTAAGTTTGAATTGCTCAATGGCTATGAGGACTATCCAGTGGTAGTCACACGTTTTAGCGAAGATACTAAGCGTTTATATGACACCATGAGTGTTCCATCGCTTTTGCGAGGAATACAAAGCCAGGTGAAGGTCGAACGTGATAGTCGGATAGACAGCAACAGCTTGTCCACCCTTCCTGCCGTTACACACCCGAAGGGACGCAAGCCCGAGGAGATAGGTCCAGGACGATTTATCCCTGAGGTGAGAGCTGGTGAAATAAGGTTTATGCAAGGACCTGGATTCAATTCTGGATCTGTTGAGATGGAGAACAACCTCCAGAGTCAAGCCGATCGCATGGTTGGACTTGATGAACAATCTCCACTGTCTGGTATAAGGCGTCAGTTTCTTGTAGACAAATATTTACAGCACATGGCCGAGGTTATAGCATTGTGCTATCGCAACTTCCAACGCTTTGGGCAGGATAGAATATTCTTTAATGTTACCGGAGTTCCTGACCCTCAAATGTTTAGCAAGGGAAACCCTGACGAAAACTTTGATGTTACCATTAGTTTTGACGTTCTCAATGCCGATGGCGAAAAGCAGGAAGCTAAAATGAATCAACTACTTTCCTTAGTCCAAATGGACAGGAATGGCCGCATAGATATGGACAAACTCCTATCTGCAATAGCTTCTTCCATCGATCCGGTTTTAGCGGATGGTGTGATGAGGCCAGTAGAAGCGGCACAAGACCAAATGTTAAAAGACATCACAGATGACCTATCTAAAATTTATGCAGGTATCGAAGTTCCAGCAAGGCCGAATGGCTCTCAAGCGGCTATTCAAATTATTCAACAATATACGCAGCAACCGGATGTCCAAGAGCGTTTGCAGCAAGATGAAGCGTTTGCTGCCCGTCTTCAAAAGTATGCTGGCCAATATCAATTCGCTATGCAGCAAGCTCAAAACGCCCAAATAGGTCGTATCGGTACACAACCCGCCCAGATGGGGCAGATGCAAACTCAAGGCATGCAGCAGTGATAGCTCTGTTATTTTCTTCTATACTATCTTTTAATATGGCAGACAATCTAAGCACAACAGACTACGGTCGATTTCTTGCGGAAGAAAGACTAATTAAATTGTTCAAAGACACTTTAAGAAGAGAAGAAAGTTTTGAACCTGAGCCGTATAAGCCCAATCCCAAAGAGGAATATTTTACCATAGGGTACGGTCATTATGGACCCGATGTAAAGCTAGGTATGTCCATTGATAAGGATACCGCTGAACGTCTTTTGGACAGAGATGTAAGAACTAGGATTAAAAGTATAAGAAAAGCTCTTCCTAATTTTTCAACTTTTCCGGTGTCTTTGCAGGATGCTATTTTTAGTGAGCATTACAGAGGTTCTATTATGCAAAGTCCCAAGACAAGACGCTTAATAAACGAAGGAAAGTACAGAGAAGCTGCTGATGAGTTTTTGGACAACGATCAGTACAGAACTGCTGAAGCTGACGGAATACCCGGTATTCGTCCTAGGATGGAAAGAGTTTCTGAGGAACTAATTAAATTTGCAAATGCCCGAAGGTAATGATGTAGCTTTTCTTTCGAAGTATGAGCAGTTTGCTCGCTTCATTAACATCATCAAACAACGCCGGGAAGAATCAATATCCCGGCTTCGCGGATCCTCTCCCGATGAGGTGATGCAAATATCTGGGGAGATATCGGCTTACGATGATATCCTCCAAGATTGCAACTACGAAGATCTATTAAAAAAATGGCATGCCCATGTGGAATGAGCTGTTTCGCGTGATATAATCACGGCTCGCCATCGCTAGGCGTAATAAGCGGAAACAGCAAAACACATGAGTGAAGTAGTCGAGGCGATCGCTGATGCCTCTCAAAACACAGCGGAAAACACTAATATATCCGCGTCTGACTTTGAAATTAGACGTGCCAGGCAAATGGAAGAGCGAGCTGCTCCTCCTACACCTGAACCGGAGGCTGAGGAGTCTTCCATTTCTGAGGATGTTGAGAATGAGTCCCAACCCCAGGAGGAAGAAGAAGTCCAAAGCCAGACAAATGTTCTTTCAAATATCGACTTGGATAATTTATCCGAGACGGAAATAAAGCAACTCTCCGAGGCATTGTCCAGCCGGGCGGTTGATCGTTTTGGTCAACTCACTGCAAGGGCTAAAGCTGCCGAAGAGAAGGCAAGAGATCTTGAGGATAGCTTGAAGACCCAGCAAGAGCAGGTTCTTTCGGCCACTTCTGATATCGAGAACAATCCCTACAACGATCTGAAGAGTGTCCAAGACATCCAAAACAAAGCCAAAGAAATCAATGATGTGATTGAATGGGCTGAGGATGTCCTATTTGAGTCTGCCGATTACGGACCTGATGAACAGGTTACCGAATCAAATGGGCAGGCCATGACAAAATCTCAGGTGCGTGAAGCGCTGAAACAAGCCAGGAAGTCTCGTGATAAATACCTACCGGATCAATTCCGCACGGTAAAGAAGGTGGAGGATGCAACTAAGCTACGCAGAGAATATGGTCAGAAAGCAATAAAGGAGTTTAAGTGGCTAGGCGACAAAGAAAGCGAGCAGACAAAACAGTTTGTGCAGCTAGCCAGCCAACCCGCACTCCAGAAGGCTTATGAGCAAAATCCTGATTTGAGCTGGCAGCTGCCTTACCTATTGGCCCATTCGGTTAATAGCATGTATGGCGGTAAGTCCAAGCCATCTACAAATGCACAAGATGCATTCAAGCCATCTCCGCCCAAAAGTCCGTCTCCGGCTGGAGCCAAGTCCGATAAGTCTGAGGACAGTTCGTCCAAAGCACTGAAAGATTTGTCATCACGGTTTAGGGAATCTGGTAACAAAGACGACTTCCAGAAACTAAGAGAAGCACGCTGGTCGCGTGACTTCGTATAACCTAACACCTTACAATGGCACTATCAAATACATACGATACTACTAATCCAGGTTCGGCTGTTTCCAACCGCGAAGATCTTAGCGATGTTCTAACCATCTTGGCACCCGAGGAAACTCCCGTCCTGTCATCACTACCAAAAGTACGTGCTACTGGCACGTTTCACGAATGGACTGTAGATTCTCTTTCAGCTCCCACGACAGCGGGTATTGCTGAAGGAGCCGACGTTACCACTTTCACTGATCAGTTCAGTGGCCGTGCTCGTCTTGGCAACAACACCCAAAAGTTCCGCCGGGACTTCATGGTTAGCGACCTCCAAGAGGCTGTTGATTCTGTTGGACCTGCTAAGATTGCTCAAGCTGAAGCTAAAGCGATTCGTGAACTAAAGCGTGATGTTGAAGCTACTTTGCTTTCAAATAACGACAAAGCCGTAGAAGACGGAGCTGGTACCGTTTATAAGCTACGTGGACTTGGAGATTGGATTGATTCCGCTGGACCGTCTGACGTTCCTTCGGCATTCCGTACTCCAGCCGATAGCATTCACTCTAGTGGTGCATTCACGGAAACTTCGATGAACAATATCATCACCTCCATCTACCGCGTTAGCGGCACGACCAACTCTTTGACGTTGGTTGCTGATACAGCTCTTCGCCGTATCATTAGCGACTTCGCTCGCCTTGACCCAGATGGTTCCGGTGCTGGTACATCTATCCGCAACGTAAACTACAACGGTGACGTTGCTCAGATTAAGCTCTCTGTTGAGCTTTATCAGTCTGACCACGGAATTGTTTCCGTTATCAACATGAACCCTGATTGTGCACCTGACACCACAAATAAGGATACTGGCTATTTTGTCAATCCTGAGTACGCTGGTATCGGAGAGCTAATCCCAATGGGCAGTTCTCGTCTACCTAATCAAGGTGGCGGAGAGCGTGGATTCGTTGATTGCGCGCTTACGCTCGCAGTTTACCATCCCGGTGCACATGGTAAAATCACCGCAATCGCATAAGGAGGTAAACTATAATGGCTATCGAACTAAAAAAAGTACGCAACGCTGAAACATTGGCTCTTGGTTTTAACCACGAAGCTGAAATTGACCTGTCTACACTCGGAACAACTGCTGGCTCTGCCACTGCTGTTGACATCCAAGTTGGTGGAGCTGCGATGGCTGGTGGCGTTTACGCTGCTGCTATTATTGTTGACGAGCTTGTCGTCGGAACCAGCATCACGGATGCCACGATCGCTATTGGCGATGATGGTGACCCTGATGGTTTCGTTGATGAAGTGGACGTTTTCAACGACAGTGGAAACCTCGGCAAGATCTTCACCAACACTGGTGCCTTGCTTGACGATGGATTGCACTTGGTTAGTGCGGTTGACCTCACCTACAACTTTACAGGTGAAGGACCGGACGTAGCTACCGCAGGTAAGATTCGTTTGTTGATGGATTATCATCCAACAGCAGGAGAACTCTACGGAGCGTAACTGAATTAAGTTATCATTTCAAGGGGAGGTCAGGCCAGTTCTGGCCTCCCTTTTTTTTAACCTTTTACATTTTATGAATATTATTAAGTGCCAAGGAGTAAACTGTGATGTTAAGTCATCGTGCTATAGATATTACCCCCTGGGGGTATCTATTGAAGAAGGACAATCATTTATTGTTGTAGCTAAAAGCCTTCACAAATTTTTCAAAAGCTGCTTGTTCTTAAAGAAGAAATGAATATTATTACATCACTTCCAAGGTATAGTGACGGAGAAGTAAATCGAGCGTTTATGCGTGAGATTATGACCGGGCTGAAGTTTGAAAAAGCTACTGAAGAATCCCGGACAAATATTGCTAGGAAGGAGGCTGCTGAACTCAAGGGCAGGGAACATCCAGTTCTTGGAAAGCCAGTAGCAGTTATGCCACACAGAGAGTTCTTTAGGCTGACACAGAAGTACGGGAACGACACAGTGCATTCTAAGGAATTCATACAAGACTATAATAAGAGGTTTAAGGATCTCTCACCCAATAACGCATAATGCAGGACAAAGCTAATAAAGACTTGTATGATTTGATATCCGCCCTGGCGGGTACATCCGATTTTACCACTGCTGAAAATGCTCATCTATTAGCTTTAGCAAATCGCCGGATGTACGAAGCGTACAACCGCACTCCGTACTGGGTAAGGTTTTTAACAACTGGAGAAGAAAGAACTATAACAAATTCAATAGTTCCTTTTACACAAACCAGTAAAACCGATATTGCAGAATTTCTCAGAATACACAGAGAGGAACCTTTCCTCAAAAACTCAACTATTGAGTTTGAATTTTTTGTGGAAAGCGATGGTGCACATGTAATGAACCTCACCACTGCGGATGCTACCAGCGTATACGTTACATACAAAAAACCCATCACCTTGCTAACAAGCTTAGATATTGATGGATCTGGATCTTTGACTCAGGTTCCACAAGAATATTTCTACTTCATGGCCCACTCCACATATGCTGATTTTCTTAGAATGGATGGACAACATCAAAAGGCTGGTTTTGAAGAACAAATCGCCGAAAACTATCTAGGAGAAGTAATGGATAACCCGCAGCAAGTAGCAAACAACAACACCGTAGGAAAGCGTTTTAGAACGCACGTATCACAACAATCACGATAAATGAATAGTTTAGTAACAAACCTATATCCTCGTCCAAATTCAACGATTGCTGGAGAAAACCTATCCTGTGCCACATCAGGATCTGGAGTTTCTTTTGCTGCTTTTGATAGCGACACCAAATACGTCATTATAGATGTACAAGACAATAATGTCATTGTTACGTTTGATGGTAGCACTCCTACCGCATCGAATGGTCATCTCCTACTCAAGGAGAAGGGTCTTATTACACTTAGCTTTCAAGCTGCTAAGGCTGCTAAGTTTTTAGGTGTATCAGGTACCGCAATAGTTCACGGTTCACAATTTGTGTAATGAACCCTGAGCTAAACAAGCTTGGACTGGGAGCGACAGGATCAATACTTGCCGTTTCTTTTCAAGGAATTAGCGAGGTAATGTCTATTATCGCTTCGGTATGTACGATTGCATACATGGGGCTGTGGATATATAAAACAATAGTAGAATTAAGAAAGCGATGAGTGGTGAACTAGTGGCAATGCTTGGAGGTGGAGTCACGGGATTTGTAATGAAATTGATCTCGGCTCAAATGAATATCCAAGCAAATGCTATCAAGTCCATGATTCAAAAACAGCAAGTTTCGGATGCTTCAGCAGACAGAGCAGCAGAACGATCAGGAGAAAGTGGAGCATGGGTTAGAAAACTCATCGCTATGTGCATCCTGTTTTCAGTGGTATTTGCTCCCTTCATCATGGCCTTCTTTGACATACCAGTGACGATTGAAGCACAGAAACTGGGCATCTTTAAATTTTTAGGAATAGGAGCAGATAAATGGAAGAATCTAGAAGGGTTTGTATTGCTGCCTGAGGTTAGGCAAGGGATGCTGGCTCTACTAGGATTTTACTTTGGAAGCTCGCAAGTTAAATAATGGATATAAGCGACAAGACAGCAGTGACTATACCCCTACGTAACTTGATTGCGTTGATTGGGTTTACTGTAGTTAGTGTTACGGGTTACGTTAACATGACTAGCCGCATCGCTAGCTTAGAGAACGCTCAGAACATTAGGGATGTCGAGATAGGGATGAATACTGAGTTCCGTATCAAATGGCCTAGAGGAGAACTGGGAGCTTTACCTGACGATGCTGAACAGAATTTAAGGTTACAATACCTTGAAAAAAACATGGAGGAAATTGGCAGCACTGTAGAAAAATTAAAAAGCTATGGTAGTGTCAACTTTGAACTACGCGACAAAAATTACCTAGACGTTAAAGAATGATATGATGCAGAAATACGGAAAACGAAAAGCCTGCCCAATGGGTAAAACCATGAAAAAGAAAGGAAAACGATAATGCCGGGATACAAAAGGAAACCTAAAAAAGGCGGTAAAAGAACATCTACTAGGAAGAGTTACTAATGCCAAAAGGTAAAAAGAAATCTTGTGGCTGCACAAGTTGCATGGGAAGGAGAAGAGTACGATAATGCCAATGGGAGTAAAACATTATTTTAAGGATGGAAAGGAGCACAAAGGGGGTCTTCATAAGATGCCCAATGGTAAGCTACATTCTGGTAAAACGCATGGTAAATCTTCCAAGCGATTGTTTCATTACGGAGAACTGTCTAAAACTGCACAGAACAAAGCTAGAAAGTCTTGGAAATCATAATGCCTTTTAGTAAATATAGCCCAGCTCAAAAACGGATTGCTGCTATTGCTGCACCTCGTAGAAAGATTACAGGTGCTGATTTTGCAGTGCTTAGAAAACGCAGAAAAAATGCCAAGAAAAAGAGCTAAAAGTGGAGGCAAAATTTGCCCAGAAGGTAAGGCTTGGGCCAGAAGGACGTTTGACACGTACCCTTCTGCGTACGCCAACCTAGCTGCATCTAAGTATTGTAAAGATCCAAACTACGCTAAGAAGTCAAAGGGAGGCAGAAGGAAAGGACGCTAGTGGCTCAACTCAAACAGTGGCTAAAACAAGACTGGGTTAGGATAGGTACAGATGGATCTATCAAGGGTAAGTGCGGCACTTCTCCTAACAAGAAGAGGCCGGACAGATGTTTGCCTAGACGCAAAGCCCTAAGCCTAACTAAGGCTGAACGAGCTGCCACCGCAAAGAAAAAGAAAAGAGCAGGATCTAAGGGCAAAACAGTTGTGGCTAACACACCTAAAGCAAAGGTAAGAAGTGGCAGTAGATAAGAAAAAAATGAAATGCAACGTCCCTCGAAGACAAGTGTCTGGTGGGAAAAAGTTTGTTGTAAAGGCGTGTCAGGGCGGAAGAGAAAAGATCGTACGTTTTGGCGATGCCAACATGTCCATCAAAAAAAATAACCCAGCTAGGAAGAGATCCTATTGTGCTAGGTCAGGGGGAATAAAAGGTAAGAATAATAAACTATCAGCTAACTACTGGAGCCGAAGGGCTTGGAACTGCTAATGGCAAGGTACGATACATATGGTCAACAGGATGACCGAATAGCTGAAGAATTCGACACTGGGTTTGTTGGATTTAACAACCGCTTGCGTCCCGACCAACTTCAGTCTGGTGTTTTGAGGGAATCCAATAATGGAAGATTGGGTTTAAATGGAGAGTGGCAAACCAGGAAGCCCATAGACTTCCTAGCATCTCCATTCCAACCAGCTCCATTAAAAGTGGGGTCTACTCGATTGCACGACGGGGCGTGGCCTTCTATTTCTGGAACACCATCTATTAGTAGTAGCACAGTGACAATATCTTTTGCTACCGACGCATTTCCCTACGAAGGTCAAGCGGCTGCAAATTGGGTTGGTCAAGTAGTGAATCTTACTGGATTTGCGGGAACTAATGCAGCAGGTACCAGCATTCCCATAGACGGAAACTATACCATAGCATCTGCTCCAACTAATGACAGAATAACAGTGGTCATTACTGGACTCACGAATATATCTACAGTGGGTACCGCCAGAGGTCCATTCCTTGATGATTCAGCCATTAACGATATTGAAGATGCTATAGAATACAGCGACCCAAATAACGATTCGGAAAGTTATGTATTGTGCGTAGGAACTAATAAGGCATCTGTTGTAAAAACTTCGGATAGCTCAACTGTAGATATTGAATACCCAAGCGGATTAGATGCAGCCGGAGGACAAGCACTACAGGCATTCAACAAAGTATTTATTTTTAGAGAAGGCAAGATAGCCTTAGAATGGAATGGAATACTAACCGGAACTCCCGAATTTACCAGAGTAGCAAACGGATCTTTTACAGAACCAGAAGACATTATAGTTCCTGCTGGTAGTTTTCAGATAGTAAACCAGCTAGCAACGGTAGTGTCCGATACTGGATCACTTAGCCAGGGTACTTCCATATTTATAAAAAATGGGGTCAACGAAGACATTGGATCAACAAGTGATGCAGGATATGACGATAGCGGATCTGGTTTGATTCAGGGATTTGAGTTCTCTGTAAAAGAAGTTTTTGTTACAGACGACAGCCCACTTACGATAAGTACAACCAGTCTTAGCACTACATCTGGAACTGCTCCTTTCGTTGGATATAATAAAGCAACCTTTACTACATCAGCAGGACACGAACTGAAGGTTGGAGATCCAATCACTATAGCCAACTACCATTCATCTGTTAATGGAAACAGAATTGTAGCTGAGATAGGTAGCACCACAACATTTTCAATTTACATATCTGGAACACTAAGTAGCCAAGCTCCTAGTGGATCTCCCACCGTAGGGATTAAAAAAGGCTTTACGTTCTCAGTTCCCACTGATCCAGACCCCAATGGTCTTAAAGCAAGCATAGGCCGCGACGGCGACTCCGCATCAAAAGACACATTGACAGCAACCCCAACCTTTTTGGAAAAAGCATCAGAAGGTGCCGGGTACACACACATGCCAGCTCCTCCATTTGGCACATACCACCAGAAGAGAATTGTAGTTCCTTATGAATATGAAATGGATGAGAACACTAGCGGTACAACTATTACCGATAGGAACATACATGACGAGATTATATTTTCTCAGATACTGGATAGCGACACCTACGATTATATGTTTGGCCAGTTTAGGCTAAATGCAGGAACCTCCGACTTCACCGTGGGGCTTCACTCTTTTTCCGAAGATAAGCTAGTTGTATTTAACCGAAACAGCATACATCTGATCAGTAATAGTCTTTTATTAAAACAGGCAAAAAGCACATTGATCACAGATGAGGTGGGTTGTTTGGCTAGAAAAACAATCATTCAAGTAGCCAACAATCTCATATTTTTATCCGACAATGGTGTTTATGGTGTAGACTTTCAGGATTTGTACAACTTGCGTGGAAGGGATCTTCCAATATCTGCAACCATTCAAGCAACCATTGAAAACATAAACAAAGATCATGCAGAGAATGCCGTAGCTGTATATTTTGATAACAGATATTTTATAGCTCTTCCAACTGGAAGCTCAACAACAAACAACACACTTCTCATTTACAATTTTATAAACAAGAACTGGGAATCCGTAGATTCTATAAATGACTCAGCCTGGGATTTTACGCACCTCACTGTGGCAGGAAAGGGTCAAGATAGAGGAGTGTATGCAATAAACAAAACTGGAGGTGTACACAAAATAGAAGGCGGCACGGGAGGCAACGATGTATACGTTGTTCAAGTGGGAGCAGTTGCCAAATCCGCAGCGGTTGTGTCGTCGGCGGTAACCAGGATGTTCACTCTTAAATCAATAGATAGAAAGAAATGGAACAACTTTGAACTGCACATAGAGTCTGAGGCAGGACTTGCTAGCAATGGCAACCTATCTATAGAGACAGAAAACGTAGATAGCAATATAGACCTTGGAACACTTGCAAGTTTTAACAACGGCAGTCAATTAACAGCCGGGGAAGACTATTCAATTAGAGGAAGAATAGGAAACAAAAGAGCATACGGATTACAATTTACACTAGATACCACTTTTGGAAGACCAAAATTTAGATCCCTGAAAGTAGCAGGAGCAAGAACTTTTAGAAACCCAGCAACAGCAGAATAATGGCTATATTAAGCAAAGGAACAACTTACGCCGACGGCGATCAAATAACATCAACGAACCTAAATGCACTTGTTGATAGTGCTACGTTCGCGGCTGGAGCAGTCGAATCCGGAGGAGGGTTACAGCTCAACGGAAGTGGTCAACTCAAAGTCGCCGGAAACATAGACATCGGAACATCGAATCTAACAGCGACTGGATCAATTAGCCTTGGTGCCACCACCTTCAATGACAACAACATTACGAATGTTGGATCTATTGCCGTAGACACCATCATAGCAGATAATACAGATGTTACTATTGATGCTGCTGGAGACATTACATTAGACGCGGGAGGTGCAGACATCCGCCTGAAGGATGATGGAACCCAATTTGGTAGACTTGCAAACAGCAGTAGCAATTTGGTCGTTGCTTCTTCCATTTCAGATCAAGATATTCTGTTTCAAGGTAGCGATGGCGGATCAACGATTACCGCACTTACGCTCGACATGTCGGCTGCTGGAGCTGCTACATTCAATGACAAAATTACTGCTGTAGGAACCTCATCGTTTGTTAATATCAACGCATCCGGGGACGTAGATGTAGATGGAACAATCAACTTGGATGCTGTTGATATTGATGGCAATGTTCAGATTGATGGCACAGTCACTGTTGGCGTAGATGACACCGGATACGATGTTAAGTTTTTTGGTGCTACATCTGGAGCATACATCCAGTTTGATGCTAGTGCAGATAAGTTGTTGACCGCTGGCGGTGCTACTATCGACATTGTAAAAGACAAGCTGCTTATAGGCAGTACGGCAGTAACAACAACCGCTGCTGAGTTAAACTTTTTAGATGGTGCTACAGCGAACACTGTAGTAAATAGTAAAGCCGTTATATATGGGTCTGGTGGCCAAGTTGCAGTGACTTCCCTTTCAGGTGCTTTGGCTAACGGAGTTACGGCAACTACTCAAAGTGCCAATGATAACTCTACCAAAGTAGCTACTACTGCTTATGTGGATGCTCAAGTAACCGCTGAAGATTTGGATTTTGCCGGGGATAGCGGAAGTGGTTCCGTAGATCTGGATAGCCAGACATTCACCATTGCTGGTGCAACTGGACTAGACACTACAGCAAGCAGCCAAACGCTTACAGTGTCTCTGGATCTAAACGAGTTAGCCACAGAGACAAGCATCGCTCAAGATGACTTTGTCGCTATGGTGGATAACACCGATAGCGGTAATGGCAAAATTACTTTCTCTAACCTAGAGGACCAAATTTTTGGTAATGTTAGTGGTGCTGTTGCTATAGCTGCTGGCGGAGCTGCCACGGTGAGTGCAGTGACGGTGGCTGATGAATCTTCAGACACAACCTGCTTTCCATTATTTGCCACTGCTGCTACAGGTAGCCTTGGACCTAAGAGTGGATCAAACCTGACGTTCAACTCAAGCTCAGGACTTCTTACAGCTACAACGCTTTCTGGTATTTTAGCTGATGGTGTAACAGCAACAACTCAAAGCAATGGAGACAATTCCACTAAGGTAGCTACTACCGCCTATGTAGATTCCGCTACTGGCGGAGGAGAAGGCGGAGCGTTCACCACTCTTACAGCATCTGGTGATGTTAATTTTGATTCAGGGACGTTTTTTGTAGATGCTTCTGCCAACAAAGTAGGCATTGGCACAACGTCTCCTGACGAACCTCTTCACATTAAGGGAGGAAGTGATCGCCCACTAGTAGTTGAAAGTACGGATGCCTTTTGCTTTATTTCTTTGAACGACAATTCTACTAGTGCTCAAAGTGCCGTTTTGCTTGGTGCTCAAGGGGACGATCTTAGAATTGATGCAGGAGACTCGGAACGTATTCGGGTTAAGTCTGACGGCAAAGTTGGCGTTGGTACTTCATCTCCTAGTCACACTCTTGATGTGTCAGGCGAGTTTCGTGCAAACGGCGGCGGTTCAGGAAGCATTGTAGTCAACGACGAGGACAGTTCGCTTTGTCCCACGATGACGTTTTTACGCAATGGCGGTGGAACTATCAGCAACGACTTTATTAAGTTTGAAAATAGTGGCGGTGAAGTTGGATCAATCAACTCTACTGGTGGAGGTTATTTTAGTGGCAACTTAGGACTCAATAATTCAAGCCCTTCTTCTAGGCTTGAGATCGGGGATGGAAGTGGTACTAGCGATCATGTTTATCATAACAAGTCCGGATCAGGGGTGTTCCCGGGAATAACAAACACCACGTCACATGGTATCATGCTAGAAAGCCAAGGGTCGAATGGTTCCACACTTCATGTTAGCCGAGTTAATGATGTAGCAGGAAATTTTGCTCGACAAGGTACAGGAGACGTTGTTGTGTTCCGCAATACATCTGGATCAGTTACAGAAGCTGGAAGTATAGAAATTACTGGGGCCACATCTGTGGCATACCAAACATCCTCGGACTATCGACTAAAAGAAAATGTAGTTGATGTTTCAGACGGCATTGATCGCGTAAAGCAACTCAATCCAGTACGATTTAACTTTATTGGTGAAGATCGGATTGTGGATGGGTTCTTGGCTCATGAAGTATCGGATGTTGTTCCTGAAGCTATAGGCGGGGAAAAAGATGCAATGAAGGACGAGGAGTACGAAGTGTCTCCTGCGGTTTATAACGAGGAAGGGGATCTTGTCACTGAAGCAGTGATGGGTACTCGCAGTGTTCCTGACTATCAAGGCATCGACCAATCTAAACTAGTACCGCTTTTGACCGCAGCATTGCAAGAAGCTGTAGCTAAGATTGAGGCTTTGGAAGCTAGAGTGGCTACGTTAGAGGGATAAAGCAATGAGTAGTAGACGAGGCATAGATCCCACCATGGAAAATAGGGATGCGGAGTTCGATCGTTTCTTGCAATACAATATGACTCCAGAAACGGAAAGGTATCTGGATTCGTTTGGATTAGATGCAAGAACGTATTTCGATGAGTATTATGGTTCCGCTAAAGACTTGCCTAGTGCTGATTTCCTTTCCATGGACCAAATAGAAACACCTGATTATATTTATGATCTCTTAAACCAAACAGAAGATTTTTCAGGATATGGACCCCCACCGGACGAAATTACATTCGGAGGTCCTGAGTTTGGCGATCCGCCTGTAGGAGATCCACCTTCAAAGGATTCTAAGTATGTCACAGTAGATGATTTAAAAAAAGACCAAACAGATAAGACCAAAAGAACTAACACTAGAGGTCCAAAAATCAATGTTCCAGGATTTCCCAATACTTCCATAGGGCTAGGACCTGGTGCAGCATTTGGATTTATTAACTTCGACGACGACGAAACTCAAATACCTATAACTTTCCCTCCAAACGAAAAAAAAGAACCACCACCACCTCCACCACCACCACCACCACCACCTAACATGGCAACAAGAATTATTCCATCAACACAAACTGGCGCATTGCCAGAAATAACAGATTTCATGGGGGACTTCGTCCCAGCAGCTACCGACATTGTAGGAGGCATGGCTGGCGTTGCCGGAGCAGGTCTTGATGCCTTTGCTCGAAGCCAACTCGGCATGACCGGAGATGGTCCAATAAATCGAGTTGATGTTGGTAGAGAGCTAGCTAGACAACAGACAGATGCAGTAGGTGATGTCTTTGGACTAGGTCCAGATGCTACATTCGCAGATATTGCCGCTGCTGGAACAGCCCCCATGCAAGGACTAAGCCAAGTGAGGCAGACAGTGCTGCCAGGGCTACAGAGTGCTTTCGAATCCGCTCAGGAACGCCTAGACGAAGGTTTGTCTGGACGCCTACTACAGGATGTTAAGCAGGAATCTAGGGCAAGATATGGAAATAGGTTAATGGACAACGCGGCCTTTGTGGGTGAAGTGACTGATGTTGCATCGGAAGATGCCGGACTATTTTCTAGGAACATACAGGATTTGCTAGGGATTGGTCAGACCACTTCCAACATTGGACAACAAGAAGCAATCGCTATGTCTCCATTCACCCAAGCTGCTATTGCATCTTCCGACCTCACCCCCGGACTTAGATTGGCTTCAGAAATTTCAGGGCAAGCATCTGCTGCCACACCAAGCCCAATGGAATTGTTTGGACTAGAGGGAGCAGAACGTCAGTTTGGGTTGGACCAAGAGGCTTTACGTGTTGCTGAACAAACAGGAAACCTTAATCTTGTGGCGGGAATGTTAGGTCTACTTCAACCTAGAGGCGGAATAAATTCTGGTCTAAGTCAACAACGTCCAGCCACCACAATAGTGGGTGGCTTTGGAGGACCATTAGATATTACTAGGCAATTTGGTTAAATATTAATTTAGTGCTTAATTTAAAAACAACAAACACTTAAGGATATGGCTACATTTTCAGGAGGAACATCGCCAGCGGCACTTGCCGCATTGGCTCCATCTATAAACAACCTTGTGGCAGCACAGCGGGCTAAATCTCAGGCTGCTTCTGGTCTACTAAACACCATAAATTTAAACATAGAGAAGAAGAGGCAACTAGAGGAAAGAAAACAAAAGAACCAGGCAGCACAAAGGGTGGCTGAGGGACTTTTAAAGGATCCCGGTTTTGTGAGACAAGTTCCTGGCGTTACTGATTCTGCTGAACTAGTAAAATTAGTAGGTGCAGACAATGTCATAAAATATGGAATAGATGCTAGAAACGCCGATCGTCTCGAAACTGAATCTAGGGTTAGACTGAGAGAATCTAGACAAAGAATAAGAGGAATGAAAGCCGACAGGGATATGGAGAGGATCAACAAAAACTCTGCTCAAAACCTTCAGCTCATACTCCCTGATATTATGAGGATGAAGGCTGGCCAAGATCCAGAGGAGATGATTGCTCGTATTCAGCGGGCTGGTATGAATACTCCAGATACGACCACAGCGTTAAATGCGGTGAACGCTCGAGTTGGGGTCGGCGCTCAAACTGCTGAAGAGCAATTAGAGCAGATGAGAACTGCCGGAGAAAGAACCGATCGTGATGATGATAGAAGTGTAAGGGTTGGTAGTATATTGTCCGGCGTACAAGATGGAAAAATAACTAGAGAAACCCTTTCAGAACAAATCGTCGGATTACCAGCCAATGACATAGTGCAGATATATTCCGCTATGGACAAAAAAGATCCAATCCGGCGTAAGCCAGAAGTCCTGGAGGACTTGGGTGACGGAAAGAAAAGGGTGCGTATATATTTGGGCAACAACAACTCTACAATTGTAACCATGGATGGACCATTGGAAGACCTAACTCCCAATACTAAAAGTAGACTTGCTGCCTTTGAGGCTTTAAACGATCAAGGTCGGCTACTTCCAAGTGATTACGAACAGGGAAAATCCAAAATTCTTTTGCAGGAAGCCGAAGGCACTAATCCCTTAACTGGATTTCCTTACGATTTGGGAATAGAGTTAAGGAACGCTCCTCTTCTTCCAGGTCAGTCTACTGCCGGAATGGGTGCGGTACAGCCCATGGGGCAGCCACAATTAGGAGAATCAGTCCCGTCTTCGGCGATGCCATTAGCACCCCAAGCGGAACAAGGTATGCCAACACAACAGCTCGCAATGGGTGATTCGGTTTCCAGTGTTGCTCCTGAACCTCAAACCTCATTTCCAGCAGATGTAATATCTGTATATGCACAAACTACCAGAGATTTGGTAGACAAAAAGGGGAATATAAATGAGAAAGAATTGGAAGGATTTATATCTAGTCTTAAACAAGATCCTAACGCCAATTATAGTGATGAATTTTTTCAACAGATTAGATCACTGGCTAGGCGGGAATCAGAAACTATTATTGAAGGTCTAAAGCCAAAACAAGATGAATCAAAAAAAGAAAAAGAACTTCCTGTTAGAAAAGGTAAGGCTTTTATATCTGATTTTGAAGAAGGAAAATCAATTTCCTTACAGCCAAGAGGCATTAGAGATAATATTGGATTTATGTCAGCTAGAGCAGTTAGTTTGTCACCTGCTCCAATACCTAAAAATAAAATCGATGGTCTTGGAGCAGGAGCGTTGGAGGCTAGCCTTGAATTGAGAAACAGATTGGACCGGATTAGTGCAATGGACTCAATTTCTTTATTCGTTAAAGCTAAAGAAATGGCCAAAAAGAATTTTGGAAGTGCTTCTGGACCTTATAGAGGAGATGATAGGAAAAGAATATTATCTGCTATCGAAAAAACTGGTTCTTTTGATTTGGGATTTAAGGGAGAACTTGGTGACAAATCTAAGGTTGACACTTCTGATGAAGTAAAGGCCAGGTTGTATTTAAACAGTGCCATAACAAATCTACTAATTAGATTCCAAAACCAAAAGTCTTTACGGTCTAGCCGGGCTGGAGATTATGTTCCGAGTAACAGGGGCTTGAACCCAGTCGAGAGCTTTAACCGGGGTTGATTAGTAAATATGCCACAAATTATAGGCAACTACAATATAACGTCACCGATCACAGAGGGGATGCCTGATCTTCAGGTTGACTCTGGACCTGGGGTTGGTCGGCTTGCTGGTGCAATGGCTATTGACGTCACTGGCGGCGTAGCTTCTCAAGCACTTGGGGCTGCATTGGCACCGTACACCCTTGGGATATCTTATCCTGTGATAAGCTTTATAGGGGGCATGTCATCCAATTATTTAGCACAGAAAGCCATGGGAGATGACTTTTCCCTTGGTCAAATGATTGGGTCTGGTGCTTTAAATATAATACCCGGTGCTGGAAAATTGGCAGCGACGGCTACAGGAAGACTAGCTATTCCCCAGCTTTCTCGTTTTGCTAGAACTGAAGCGATTCGTAGCGGAGGAATAGCCGCCGGGGAACGCACAATACAAACGGCAATAGATGAAGGTAGGTTTCCTACATTTGATGAGTATTTAACTAGTGCATCTTTGGGTGCTGGTTTTGGTGCGGTGGTAGGTACAGGGATCGGTATTGCTGCACAAAAGGGACTCATTGATAAAGTCACAAATCTGATACCTGAAGAAGAGATAATCAGAAAAATTTCCAACAAAACGCCTAGACAGATCGATAAAGAGATTTCTGAAAATCCCAAGTTTAGAGAAGATTTCCAAAATAACATGAATGATCTTTTTGGTAAAGTTGGCACACCTGCTGATGGTCCAATAGGTAGAGCAAACATAATATCTCGGGACATAAGATCTAACATAGATCGTACTGAGTTGAAGTTTGCAATATATAAAGATGATGAAGCATTGAACTCGTTTTACGATGATCTTGCAAAGGCACCAAATTCAAAAGAAGCAGAATTTACTATTGATAGATTTATAAATGAAGTATCTGAAGAGAAAGATCCTGATATCTCAAAGAGGCTTATAGACGAAAAGTTAGGAAAAGTCATCATCGTAAGACCCAGCATGAATTCACTGGGTAAAGCTGCTGATATAACCGCTTTTAGAAGCAGGTTTGATCCAGATGCCAAGGCATTTAAGAGAGACATGAATAATGCCTATAAAAAGGCAAGTGGATCTTATTCGCAAAGGGTTAAAAGCCAAACGTCAGATATGACCGAAGATTCCGTGAGATCCTATCAAGCTTTTAGGGCCGCTGAGTTTGCTATCTCGTACCCCAAAACAACTGCAAAAAAAGGAATCAAGGGTGCGGTATCCAGATTGGGAGAAAAGTTTATAAGATTTGCAAGACCATCTACAAGCATTCCTGTAGAAATAGTAAGGTTGCTTGAAGAACAAGGACTAAAGCTAAGAAAATATGACGGTATAGCTGCTAGGTCTAGCGAGTCGGTTGATAAAGCACTTAAAAATGTTAGGCTATCAGTGCTAGAAAGAGAGAGCTTGGTAGATGATATTAATAATTTTATATTGAATGATACAAACAATATAAACCCTAAGTTCTTCAGCGAAGTTAAGGACGATTTGATTGAGTGGAGAGATGCTGTTGAAGAACTTCAATATGATTTGATTGGCTTACTTGGACCGAAATCTGCATTCCAAATAGATGACGAACTATACAGACAACTAAAGGAGGTCATACAATCTAGCATAGTAAAAAGAAACTATGCCACAAAAACCTATAGGTTTTATGAGGATGCTACATTTGTTCCGAATGAAGGCAAACTAAGAGATGAAGCCCTAAACGAAGAAATATTACGTCTTACCGAGAAGAACATAAATGAAAAACTTCCGAATGGCGAGATGAAATACAAAACCAAGAAGGAGGCTTCTGATGCTGCCATTGATCAGGCAACCAATGAAATGACTCGGCGGCTTCAATACTCGGCTAATAGGATGAACAAGGCCGATCAACGGGCCAAGCGTGTTGGAGATTCCAACGAAATGAATTTCCAGGCCGAAGGAATATTGGCTGGTAGAGTAGATTATGGTCCAAAGATGAAAGAGTTTTTGGGCGAAGTTCAAGATCCTGCTGAAACAATGCGTCAAACCCTAGCAAAGACGGCTAGGCTAACCAACGCATTAAAAACAGATGAGAAACTGATTCAGATTTTTAGCGATAAAAAAATACAGCAAGCATTGAACATGCAGCCAATGGATGGTGGAAGGCCAAGAGTGGGTAATGAACCTATATTGACTCAGACTTCCTTTGGTAGAACAGCCGCTGAAAACGCTAATATTCGTGTTCCGCCTGAAATCAATGAAGGTCTTCAAGATATATTTTATTCCGACTCTGGCGTGTTGTTAAATAACGCGGTTGGAAAATTTGTTTTGGACAATATGTCCGCATTGACTGGCCTAACTAAAATATCTAAAACACTTTTCAATCCTGCATCATATGCACCCAACTTGATAGGAAACTTTGCCTCTGTTGCAGCGTCTGGGATAAATCCGTTTAAGGATATGAAGAGAGGCTTTGGCCTCGCTTTTTCTGAGTTCGGAGGTTTTAGAAAAGCTGTTTATGGTAAGGGTGAAGCTAGGTCCGCTTTCAATAAAGACAAAAACAGGTTTGAAGAATTGGGTCTTGGAAGTGGCAACGTGTTAACAAGCGAGCTGCGTAGGGCTGGCAAGGGTGGATTGCTAGGAAACACCGTACAGGCCATTGCAGCCCCCTTCAGCAAGTTGTATAATGTTGGTGATGTTACCATGCGTTATGTAAGCTGGAGAGGTACTCAAAGACAATTAGTAAAAGCAATTCCCGAATTGGGAAATCCAGAAAACAAAGCCCAACTCGAGGAAGCGGCGGCTAGGATGGTTAATGCTACCTTCCAAAACTATGACAAGGTGCCAGAGCTTTTGAAGAAATTATCTCAGATCGGTGTTGCTAACCCGTTCATCAACTTTACCGCAGAGCTTATGCGGAATATGTATAACCAGGGTAGGTTTGCTATTAAGATGATGAGAAGCCCGGATGAATTTATGAAGGAAATAGGTCTTTCCAACATAAAGCTTAATAAGCAAGCGGAAATGGGATTGCGAAATCTTGGATTGAAAAGAGCAGCAGCCCTAACAGCCGTCGTAGGTGGTGGAGGTGCAATGATCGATGTGGTTACCAGTAATGCAAGCCAACTAGCTGGATTTGGAAACTTCAAAGACTTGAACGAAAACGAAAAAAGAGCTTTCAACGAGACTGTAGCAAAGTCATGGCATCGCGGAAAACGAATGGTCATCCTAATGAATGAGGATGGCAAAACTGGTAAATACTTTGATTCTGAATATTTGATCCCTCAAACAATGTTGTATTCATCCCTGAGAGCAGGATTGGATGAACAAAGGTTGGAGGTTTTGCCCAAGCTATTGGCCGATAATTTTTTAGGAGAGGGTGGTTTTCTTTTACAAGCTGCACCAGCATTGTTATCCGGCAAGGATCAGAATGGTAGAGAGATTAGTGTAGAGCCGGGTATTGCCAACAGGCTGGTAGACAATCTGCAAGAGTTCATAAAAATAGCATTTGAACCGGGCGTTGTAAGAGAACTTGACCGATGGAATAACACCATAAGGGGGCAAGAGAATGCCTTAGAAATGGGTGCTTTAGCTGGTAGACTTCTTGGATTTAGGTTTGAAGAGTTTGATCTGGAGCGAGATGCCGCTAGGAGAATGGCTCCGCAATCAACTGCTCTTAATAACGCCAAAGCGTTGCTTGGCACTAGTAGAAAATACGACATTAAAGAGCAATATGATAGGAAATACGTGGAGTTAAACAAAGACAGAGAAGGCGTATTAAAACAGCTAACAAAGCACTACGAGAATTTAAAGATATTGGGGCTTGATGATAAACAAGCATTAGGTGTTTTGGATGAAACAGCATTGTCCACTAACGATAAATTCGAAACCGTGACAGGGTATTACAGCCCAATGCCCTATGATGAACCTATTACAAAAACAGACCTGTACGAGTCTTTGGGATCTACTCCAGAGGATAGACTGAATGCCATAAGGGATATGAGTGGTAAGGTAAATCCAGCGGAGATAAGAAGCTTGGTTAGCCTTCATAAACGTATGGTCAGAAAATCCCTTACTCCTGAACAAAATTTACCCCTTGGGCTATCAATTATTAAGAAAATGGATCCTCAAGATAGAATTAGGCGTCTTACGGATCCCAATGGTCCATTCCGTTTGACCCAATCGAACAAGCCTCTTATTAGTGAGCTAATAAGGTTGGGTGTATTATCGCGGAGTATGATCCCATACTTGCCTACGGGCCAGTAAGCATCGTCAGTTAGAATGAAAAAGGGGAACCCTGTTAAGGGTTCCCCTTGCTGTAGGTGGGAAAAATAATAAAACCACCTATATGATGATGATGACCAATAAAAACAAAATCAATTAGATAAGGTTAGAATGAAGAGTCAAGTCATCTTCACCTCTTCTTGAAGAAGTTCTTCAATTTTTTCTTCGTAATAACCTATTATCCAGCTTTTAAGCATCGTCTTATAATCCCTATCGGAAAGCCCGTCCGTCCGGTACGCGGTGAATATCTCTCCATCGACATTGATTTCTTGCAAATAGTAAGCACACCCACTTCGCTCAACGGTGAGTTGATTGCGATCTAGTGGCAATATGCTTCGATGCTCTGGACCACCGATCATGGGACAGATAGATCTCGATATCCCGCTCTCAGATGACATCCAAAATTTGCTCCATTGAGCAATCTCCCCCCAATCAACCTTCATCATTATTCCTCTCCTCTGCGGCCATCTGAGCTTTTAGCTCATCGATTTTGGCTCCGGTGATCGTTTCCCACATCTTATCAACCTTCTCCTTCGCTACCCGGTGAGAAAAGTCGATGAATGCACTGTTCGACATGGATGCAAATACATCCAGCACCTTTTGAGCGTGAAAGGTGCTTTCGATCATTCTCGTTTTTAATTGTTCGTCTGTAATATCTTCAGGTTTCATCTTCTTCGTTTTGTATTTTAGTTTCAAGGAGAGCTAATGCACGCCAAGCTACGGCCACATAGTCTTCTTCTAGGAGGTGACGCATCAAGCAGTCGTGATGGTCATTAGATTGATTAAATTCCCAGTGCATGGGTTCGGACTCATCGCAATGCTTTTCGTTTCCCATATAGGATTGGCGAGCGATCGCTGCGATGGCATTTGGGAATGGCGATAACACCCCAGAGTAGATGGGAAATTTCTTTCGCTCATCACTATCATCGGGCAGCACCTTAGTTTTGTGCTGCGGAGTTGATCGTAGTATCATATTGTGTGACTAGTTCTATGTTGCCGTTCCAGTGGTAGCCTATTCCCGACATGGCTTGCTCAAACAAGGCGACCATTTCGTCGATCGTCAGGTCGTCGTCTTGCATGCTCACGGTGCAGTGGCCATATTTTGTTTCAATTCTGATTGACGTCATAATTCTGATAATGGTTTAAGTTCATCTTGGGTGGCAACAAAAACTTTGCCATGACCAAGATCTTTCATTCGGTGGGGTCGCATCAGTCTGTAGCTTTCCATAGCTCCAGCTATGCGGTAGGTGGGAAACTCTCCAACAACCAGTACATAGATATCAACGGCATCCACGTTTTTCCATGGGGAAACTATGAGTCGGCCGTTGGGATATTTGGTGGTTTTGACATCAACCAGCGTTCCATCGTGCAACACAACGTCGTGAGGTGGATATTCTTTGCAATCAATGTCTATGTCCGGGTAAACATTGACGTACCTAGCAAACGCTATCTCGGCGGCGATTCCCTCCAGGTCGGTTTGCTCATCTGACTGAGGACCTATCTTTCGATTGGTGAACCCGTTCCGGCGACCATTGAGGTCGCGTTCCTTCCCAACGAATTTAGCTAGCCTTTGTTCCGCTGTGTTTAATGTTATCATTTTAAATTATTTTCACATTCCTCCTATGTTCGTTCCGAACCCTACGCTCTTCCAAACTCTTCTCCTTATGGCACGACTTACAGACCGCCTGCAATCCATCAGCCTCGCAATAGAGTCTTTGTAATAATTCATTCCAATCGTAGTCGAGCCATCCCTTATTATCAAACCCCTCCAGCGGGACAACAGGTTCAATGTGGTCAGCTTGCATTTGATTCTGTGGAAATAGATCGCCGCATTCTGAGCAGCGGTGCAGGCGGCACTTGCGGCCCGTCTTGGGATTAGTGCCATCCTCAACGTAGCTATCTCGGATAGCCCGATACTTGACGGGCCACATCGCCCGACGTAGGGCGGACATGATAAACGATCGCATCCTAGCTGTGGTCCATTCTCCTCCATTGTAAGGCTTTTCAATTGGCATAAAGGTCGTTCATGACATTGTAGTAATGATTGGTTGCGAGGGCTTTTTTGAGGTGTTTCATTTGTGCCTTTTCAGTCCACCGTTTCACGCCAGTCTGGCATGTTTCCGTATCGATGATCACCGAATATATGGGCAAATTGTAATCAGCACTGAGCTGACGGCGGATAATGTCAGCTCCGATTGCTAACTGCATCGCGTCTTTGGGGTAGGTCTTTGTCTTTGGATCCGCTCCCCTGCACTCCCTCGTCTTAAAGTCGAATACGCATACCTGTCCATCCATGTCAGCGATGAGATCCATCGTACCCGCCAACATCAAATCGACATCAAATATCATCCTCTCGGCGGCAGTGGGAACCACCTGGTTCTCGTACATCCATTTCAGGAATGGTCGATAGTACGGTGCGTATTGACTATTGTAGTCAGCACCATCCATGAGGTGCAAGACAGCCTGTTCGATTTCGGCGTGGATGCGTGTACCAAAGACACTACTCTCCACCAAGCACCCATCGAGATCAGTCCGCATCCCCCAAGACTGCCGCTCGACAACATCGAACGACAGCCCTGGATTGGAGCGGGTTATATGATAGATTTTTTCCATCCGCCAGCGATCCAAGAATGGGTTGGGTGCTATCCCGAGTTTGGTGGTGATAGACACCGCCAAGTCGCCTTTTGCTTTACGCATTTTGGCGAGCGTATCGACCGTCTTCAATAGACGAATCGAACCATTCTTGTATCGGCGGTAGATGTGCATACCTAGAACGGAATTTCTTCGTCGCCAGTCGTGGCGGCAGGTGAATCCCCGGATGGATTGGCAGCAATCTTCTCGGCCACCGTGTAGATGGAGCGAGCAAGACGCTCAAGCTTGGCATCAAACTCCTGCTCGGAATAATCCCCTCCCTTGAGAAGGTTGCAGGCATTGTTGATGGACATCCCCACCCTCATCCCGATTTCACGATCGCCATGAGCTACACTGCTGCGATTGGCAGCAGGGGTTGCTGAAGGGATGACACCATCGGGCTTGTCGAAGCCGCCTTTCGGTAGCCCCTTCTTTGTGCGATTGCCGTTATCCTTGAAGATAACTGGCACCCCCTCTTTCCACCACGGGTCTTCTGAAGCTCCGTTGGCCATTACTGTAGTGCCGTCAGACAAGTTGACGACAAAAGGGAAATACGTGTTTCCCTGACTTGATTCCCAGGGATCACCCAGGCGTTTGCGACTTGTTACTGTGATCATAATATTTAAAATGGGAGATCCCCTCCCGCTATTGGTTTAGGTTCTAGTGAAAAGGTTCGACGAGAGGTGTCAAACCATAAATCGCGGTAGATAGTGACGCCATTTGCACGTTGTTTCGGGACGTACATTCTGCCATCGGGCATCTCATCAGAGACATCCTCCCCGGCCTCGATGGCTTTTTCTTTGGCCTTATTTCTCCAGATCATGACGGCTGCATGGGCTGCCGCCCCGATACCTTGTCCACCCAAGACGTCCTCCAGCTCCGGCACTTGTCCAGACCCGGCTTTCTTGGCGTCGGCATGGCAGACCAAAAGAACAGTGACATCATTATCGATGGCAAACTTAGCTGCATCCTTGGCGATGCGTTCTTGGCCACTCCAATCATCCTTGGCTGCAATGTGCATAAGTGCATCGATGACGAATAAATCAACACCGTATCTACGATGTGCATACAGGAAGTCTTGGTGCAAACTCTCCCAACTATTTGTTCCACCCTCTACGCCTTCGATGAACCACAATCGATCCTGAAACTGTGTAAGATCAGATTGGATACCTTCCTCCTTTGGCATATGACCATTATGCATCCATAACATATTGAATAGCATAGACTTACTGGGTATTTCAAAGGAAGCAATGCAAGACCGTCGATCATTATTCAACATCTCATGCATGCAGCTCTGGTAAAGCCACTGACTTTTACCGTGTCCTGGGTATCCACCTACAATGGTAAGCTCTCCCTTCCTGAACCTGTATTTAAGTTCTGGAAACAAGAATGGATTATGTTCATTCTCTTGTTGATACCGACCAATCTCTTCAGCAAGTTCTGCTGCCATCCCATCGACAGGTTTGAGTGTCTTGGGATCATATGATTCGGCGTTCTCATAGAGAGGACCAAATCCATCCCCTGCGAGCAGCAGATCATTGAGATCATTGTGTGGAGACGGGACACGGAGCCGCTTGCATCGAGTGATACCCAGTCGCTTTGCCACATCATTGGCTGCCTTCTCTCCGGCTTCGTCATTATCGAAGCAGAGGTAGATGGTTTCGAATCGTTCAAGAGCTTCGTAATCATTCTCGATCCAGCCCATGTTAGAACACCCGCTCGGGACAGACATAACAGGCATATCAGCACCCATATCATCTAAGGACATAGCATCGATCTCCCCCTCACAGATGGTGATCTGGTCGGCGGTATCATCAACGGTGGGCCATCCCCACAAGGTAGCATAGGCAGCGGTGGACCAGATGTCCTTCCTCCCCTTCTCACATTTATTTACACCCACACTCTTTAGCATCACATAGTCGCCATCGGGCGACACGAATTTGAATGCATAGAAATCCGTATTGTAGCTGCTATTCCGGCTATGGCTTCTAACACCATATTTGCGGAGCGTGTTGGTGGATAGACCACGGGTCTTGGTTAGGTAATCCATCGCCCAAGATCCGGTGAGAGGCTTGATCTGCACCTTGGGTTCCTCCGGCTTGGGTGCAGCGGCCACGGTTTGAACATCAGTAATACCAAGCAACGCCTTGATCTCAGCCTGTGTTTCGTGGTAGTTACCCACCTGCCGCATAACCAACTTAAGGATGTTGGTAGACTCCCCGGTCGATTTATCCTTGGCGAGGTAGACACCACCTCTGCCGGGATACACCCCGGTGGATTGGCCTTCGCTTCCATCCAAGTCACCCATGGCGTAGCTAGAGCCACGCCTTTTGGCGTTCGGGAAATAGGTTTTCATGACAGCATCGATGTGCTGTGAGAGGTGTTTGTTTAGATCATCAGGTGTCATACTTCCGGTCCTCCTTCACCATGCTTGGCTTCCGGGCGAGTCTATCCTTCCGGTCCTTTTCTCTAGCAGCGACCGCATCGAAATGGTAGGTGCGGACGTACCCAGCATCAGCCAAGGCATCCCATCCCCCCGTTATAAACAGGTCGCAGTGTTCCCAGTTGGGCCAGAGCATACATCCTGACTCGATGTAGCTTTCCAATATGAGTGAGCGGCCACTACGGCCACGCACCTCTAGCTTCCAGTCCTCGGGACTGTCAGCTGTTTTTTTTAGTCGCACCACCTGACCGCAAAGCAAGCGATCGCCGTGGTGGAATGTTAGGTATGCTCCAATATCCATTATTCTTTTTCTAATTGGTCTTTTAGAGCGTGGTAGCTCTGGCAATATCGCCGATCTGTAATCATGCGATCCAAGTGGTTTTGACCATAAACAGTCACTAACGTGGGGTTGCGGTGTAGGAAGGCCGCGACATCATTGCGACTAATTTTCATGTCCTTGTAAAGGACCGCTCCGACTAATCCCCTTACAGAGGCAAGTGGTTCAGTGCGGTCCTTCTTGGTGAGGTCATGGTAGGTAACTCCGAAGACCTCCATAGCGGCTGCGGCCACTTTTTCCATTTCAGAGATTGATGATTTTTTTAGTCTATAGATCATTAGCAATCATTTATGCACTCCATCCCTGCGTCAATCCCTTTTGGGTTGACCGTTTAACATGGGCGATGAGTTCGTCCTTATTCTCATCGATGGATCCGAGGCATGACTTGCGTAGTTCAGCGAGCAATGGCTTCAGGGGTTCAACGGCTGCATCAAAGGCAGCTTGAGACATCCCATTCGGGACGTTCAAATGATTCATTGATTCCTCTAACATGGCGATGCCAACCATTATCCCGGATTCGATATAAAGGTCGGACAATTTTTCGTCCACAAACTCACTCATTTGAAGCTCCTTCCCAGAGCTTCGAACAGCTCATCCACCTGTTCGGGCGTTGGCTCATTTTCGAGCCGTTCCAACTCCTCCATGTAGAGGCGTTCCATCTTCGACGCCGCGTCCATCTCGGGAACGAAGTGTTGATAGGATGGAGGGTTAATAAAAAAGCCTACGCCGAGGGCGGGCTGAACGGCGGAGCCGAAAGCGTCAGACACCTCTGACGCTAAACCAATCTTATTATCTTTGTTAGTCATACTAGTTATTATTATTATTATAGGTATATGTTATCTATGTTATATGTTGGGCTATAGCATCATTAGCCTTGGGCTATAGCATCAGGCGCGTACCTTTTTGAGAGGCGCATCTTCCTTGTATGGTTGCGTCCCATCTTCTGGATGACGCCCCGCTTAACCAAGCGGCCAATCAATTCCTGAACGTAATGTTCAGACAATCCGATGTCCTCTCCAATACGCTGATTGGAAGCAAAACAGCCATCAGGCCACCCGCCGATATACCCGGCGAGTAGTGCCTCGGCTGGACCGAGGGTTCCGTTTAGGAGTGTACTTGGAACCCAAACGCCTCGCACTCTATTCTTTCCTCCTCTCTCTCGATCCAATCCTCGGAGATCATTTCAGACGGTATAAGCTGCCCATTTAGACGTACGTCTATAATGGCAACATTCCCCTCAACTATTTCAAAATCGATCGACCATCGGTCGCCGTCTATTTCTGTGTAATGGTTAGTCATGCTTCTACTTTCGTTGCTGTTGGTCGTTTGAAAAATGCGAACTTAGAGTCGTCGCGTGATGGGCTGAATGTGGCTGTGATAGCTATAGCATCGCCCTTATCCACGTCAAGAGAGGATGGGACACTCCCCCAACATCTCCGGCCATCCTCCAGCTCTATGAGGCATTTGATTGCATACCCCCACGCGGTATCGACGTATTTAATCCCCAACACTGTGCCTTCGATGGGGTAACGACCGCTCTCCCAATCGGGAGCGGTAGCCTTACTAGCAGCGTCCGCCGCCTCGCGGGCTTTCCGCTTGGCTTCCTTCTCGGGATACTCCCTCACGATGCGGTGTATGAATTCTATTTGCCTGTTGCTCAGGCTTCCATACTTGGATAGTTTGCGAAGCATATCCTCCGCGATGCCACGCTCCCAATCGCCCATTGACTCATCGTCACGAGCGGCTTCAAGGAAACGGATCTCTACCGACCACCTCTCCGACTTCCTAATGGCCTTACGAAGCCCAGCTAGGTACATCCGGTTGGCTTGGTGTGCCGCTTGTATCTCGCCAGCACTCTCAAAGTCCAACCTACCGGAACAGGTAGTTCCGATAATGATATGCTCGCCGCTGTCATGCTGATATACAGCACCGCTCAACAGGGCAGCACCACAATGGGTGCAATGGTCTAGGCTATAGCCGTTCACCTTTACCGATTCCGCCACCTCTACGGGTAAGGGATCAATGGCATCACCGTCAAAGATAGACGGACTGCGATTGTCGAAAGACTCGACAAACCGATACGCCTTGGGATCAAAACCGCCACTGAGGCGGTGTTTCTTTATATTGCTATTGTTAGTCATCCCCTCCAACCTAAGCACACTCCCCTATCTGTCAAACGAGTTTGTTTTCTTACAGTAAACCAATGATGTCTAAGCACACTCCCCTAGGTTAGGCACACTCCCCTAGTAGACCCCGTTCATCCCGGCGTGCTTTACAGTAAAGCAAAAAATCCAAAATTTTTTCAAAGCCAAATCATTTTACCGTAAAGCAAAAAAAAGATCGACAAGCCGAAATCGCGAACGTGCTTTACGATACACAAAAATAATTGAAAATAGTTTCGGAAATGGGAAAAAATCGAGCGACCATTTCCGAGATGACAAATCAAAAAAATACCGCGGAACTCGACACCGCCAATAATGCTGTCGAAACAATGGAAAGACTAGTCGAGTTGAAGCAGTTGATGATCAAAGCCAGCTTTACCGATTTCGTTCAAGTAGCCACCGACGAGATGGGAATCGAAATTGAAATGCCGTCATTCTTGAGCCGCCCGGCAGCTGCAAAAATGCAAGACGATTTTGAGGAGGTGATTTTTTATTCAATCTCAAAAGAGATTAAAAGACTAGAAGAGGAGGTGAACGCATGAACGCCGCCCTTATAACTGCCGCCGCCGCTTTAGCCATTGCCGGAGCAATAGCAGGAGCAATCGCCGGAAGGCGAACAGCCGACCGAATCCGCAACCACCCCACTAACCCACAACCAAAGGAAAGATAGATCATGAACATGACCAAGCAAAAATTCAGCATAGCCCTATACAATGGACACCGCCGAGAAGTTGAAGGATACGCCTTCGAAATGAACGGCATCCGTTTTGGTGTTGCCAAATCAAAAACAAGATCCACCCGAGCCGATCGATGGATTGCGACCGAGCTTGAAACCGGACGCACGGTCGGAACCGGACACGGAAGAACCCGAAAAGAGGCGATCGGACTACTTGCGGACAGATTCGAACAGATGACCCGCCGCAACACCCTAGAGGAAGCAGTGAAGCGAATACGCGACGCAGTGAAAACCTGCGGACGAGTCGACGAAATGCCGCTCGAGGAAGGAGTTGCAAATGTATAGCCGCGACCAGCCCGAAATCGAGAACCACACGTTCTCAAATCCAGCCGGATTCATCGATTCGCTCGAGTTCGTATTGACGACGATCCAAGCCGGATTATCGACTTGCCGCCGCCAACGCCGACAGATAGCCCGCGACGGATTGAAAGCCGCTTGCCTTTGGGGAAAAAAGGCTGACGGGTTGAAATACGGACGCGAACACGCAAAGCGACTTTTGCCGGAATTTGAGCGACTAAGAAGCCGCGACGCCACCGAGGAAGCCGTAACGCTTGCGACCTCGATTCCATGTCTTGGATTGCCGAAGGCTGGCTTTCTATGCCAGCTAATGGGATTTGACGTCGCCTGCCTCGACGTGCACAACCTACGACGCGAGAACCTGCCGCCAACATTCGTAAAGTTGAACAAGAAGGCGAAACCCGCCACACAGCGAAAGCACGTTGACCGCTATGTTGAATACTGCCAGCGCGACGGAACGCGGAAATGGTGGGACAGTTGGTGTGAACATGTAGCCGGAAACCGCCAGAACAGGAAGCTACCGACCGCGGACGCAGTGAGCCGATTCCACGTTGACGTCGTGAAATGGGAGGCGGAACAATGAGACGGACACCGGAGGAAGAAACCGCCGCCGCGCTGATTGTAGGCCTTTGCTTACTATTGGCGCCAATCCTTTTTCTGATTCTGTTGTTACTAGGATACTAGCGACGACGGACACGATCGGAAACACAGCCGCCGCCGTAAATGGTTGCGGCTTTTTTGTGTCACAACCCGCCCGCGAATCATCCCCCAACCAAAGAGCAAATTGACCACCCACGCGCGACCCGTTCAAAATCCATGCCAACTATAAATCGACTCAAAAATTGTCTCCTCGCTACGCTCGTCGCTAGATTGTCACCGCTGCCGCTGGCAGCAGAGGGGGGAGGGGATGCTACTTATGACTGGGGTTGTACTACTACTCATAAACTGCCCCTCAAAAAATTGTTGACTCCAATGCCCCATTTTGATATTCTCCCATCGTGGAGGACGATAAAGCAGCGATAAAGCACGAATTGTTAGCATCCATTGAAGACGAACTCCGTCGAGCTGAGGCTGCTGCTCCTCCACACGTCAAGCTGTTGGAGCGATACGATCCTCAGAAGGCTGCCCACATTCTATTCCTGCATTCTCAAGGGAAGTCCCAAACCTGCTTGGTCAAGAAGTACAAGTATGACCGGGCGACGGTGATACGCATCATCTCCACCTATGCTGACCAGTTGGGTAAATGGCGTGAACTCGGGGGCAGGCTAGCCTCCTACTCCTACCTCAACATCACCAGCCTGGAGGAGGACATGATTGAGAGTGTGCGTGATGGCATGGATAGTGGTGAACTAAAACCCACCTTCAAGGACATCAAGGATATCTCCATAGCTAAGGCCAACAGTAGCCGCGAAGCTATGCTGGCCCGAGGAGAGGCAACTAGTATCAGCCGCGAGGAGAAGGTGTGGACGGACGACGATTACAAAAAGCTTATGGAGCAAGCTCGTAGCCAGATGGCTAATGAGGCTATACCTGCGGAGGTGGTTGATGAACGGTAAGGGTAACAAAGACAGAACCACCGATCGGGATGCATACAATCGGGGCTGGGAACGTATTTTTGGGGGTGAAACAGATTCGACGAAAGTGGGTGTCACAGTGTCACCTGTCACAGTGTCACCACATTCGGACGTGGGTGCAACTCCCACTGCCTCCACCATTGAGCGTAGCCCATTCAGGGTTCCTCCAATCAGACATGGGATAAGAAGGATCATTGAGTAACATGAACAAAAACATGCAGCTTGTTGAGAAGTCCTTGGACACCATTGTCCCAGAATGGGAAACGGTGATGGTGGCGTCCATCACAGACCATGGGTTTGAATACGACATCTTTAACAAGGTGGATAATGATCATTTCCAAGAAAACCTAGCTGTGTTGTTAGCCCTTGTTGCGAAGAAATCTCAACAGGAGTTGCAGAACATCGATTGGATAGATGATTAGTTTTACTGAGCATCCATTTCTGGAAGCCCCAACAGCGGAGGAAATAGTTTGGCTGTATGACAACAACCTTCCCCTGCTAAAACAGCTTCACAAGGCACATGAGGGTCGGATAGAGGCAAGTGTCAGCGATCCCATTCGTTATGGGTTTGATCTGCCGGGTTGGGAACGCATCCGCGAGGGGTTGCAAAGCTATAATGAGTGTTTGGCTCTCGGGGGGAACAGGTCTGGTAAGACCACTGGTTTCGCAAAGATAGTGATGGAGGCTGTGACGGAGAGTCGGGATGGCCATGTGGTATGCTTCAGCCAGAACGAGGACACCTCAATTAAGGTGCAGCAAGCTGCGATATGGGAAATGATGCCCCGGGAGATGAAGAAGAAGACAAAAAGCATGGATGGTTACATCAACTTTTCCATGCAAAATGGCTTCACTGGTAAAAGCTTCATCTTCCCCGACACCCGTACGCGAGTCGATTTCAAGACATACACTCAGTTTAGTAACAACCAAACCATCCTTGAAGGGTTCGAATATGGGTTTCCGGATCCTTACG